TGACTGATGACTTCTGGTTACCACGTAGAGAAGGCGGAAGAGGGACAGAGATTACTACATTGCCAGGTGGACAAAACCTTGGCGAACTTGATGATGTCTTGTACTTCCAAAAGCGCTTATATAAGGCTTTGAACGTGCCTATCTCAAGAATGGAATCTGATACAGGATTCTCTTTAGGTAGAGCATCAGAAATCTCTAGAGATGAGATTAAGTTTAGTAAGTTTGTCAACAGACTGAGAAGCAGATTCTCAACTCTATTTGATAAGCTGTTAGAGAAGCAATTGATTCTGAAAGGCATCATCACTCCAGAAGAGTGGCCTGATATTCAAGCTATGCTTCGTTACGACTTTATGAGTGATAACCACTTTGAAGAGTTAAAGTCAAGTGAAATGTTACGTGAAAGACTTGGCATTCTAAGAGACATCGATGAGTATGTCGGCAAGTACTATTCTGGAAATTGGGTTCGCAAGAATGTTCTCCAGATGACCGAAGACGAAATCGAAGAGATGAATAAAGAGATCGAAGAAGAGGACGATGATGCAGAAGATGCTGAGGACTCTATCGGAACAGATAATAAAGAAGACGAACTAGATCCAAAAGTCTAGTTGTAATAAAATATAAATAACATTATATAATAAAGGAGATAGTGCAATGAGTGTTAAGGAATTGATTCAACAAGCGGTACAGAAAGATGCTACTGGCTTTGAGGATAAATTTAACCATATTATGGCTGATAGAATGATGGCAGCTATCGAAACCAAATATACATCGATGTTTTCGCAAGACGAAGTTCCTGCCGAATCAGTTGATGCAGAAACAGAAGAGTAAGGGGCTAAAATGAAAAGCTTTAAGGACATGCTGTCAGAGACCGTGTTGAAACCACGTTCTCCAGATGAACAAAACTTTCTAGATAAACACATCGTTGACAAGCGTGACCACCCTGTTGCGCCTGATGACCAATTCTCGGGCGCAATCAAAGGCTCTAAGCGTAAGAAAAGAGTTGCAGACTTGGAAGATGGAGAAGACAAGGAAGTCTATGAGTCTTCTGAATCAGAGATGACTCCAGCTCAAGAAAAAAAGCGTGAAGAAATCGTTATGTCTTTGAAGAAAAAGATGAGCGAGTTCAAAGATCGTTACGGCGATAAAGCAAAAGACGTTATGTACGCAACTGCTACTAAGATGGCGATGAAAGAAGAGATCGAAGAAGTAGAAGAGATTTCTGAAGGCGTAATCAATGATCTCAAGGACATCGTTACTTCTAAGTCAATTAAAGACGTTAAGTTTTCTGACGGCAAAAAGAGAAAAGTTGACTTGACTACTGCTTCTATGGTCGTCTCTATGCACAAGCAATTGAACAAAGAGAACCAAGCTAAAGTTGAAGGCATGTTGAACGATAGCAAGAAGTTCATGCAGATTGTCCAATTCGCTATGAATGCAGGTAAGTGATATGATTACTAAGATCGTTGGAACAAATGTAACTGACATAAATAATACACCAAGTGATATTGGCGTATCTACTCTTGTTAGAATTTACTCTGCTAATATCGCTGTTATCACTCAGACAACTGCGGCAGCTGGAGCTATTGGCAATATTACGGTTCCAGCAGGATCAGTTACATTTATCACTAAAGCATACACCGACTTGTTATCTAGTGATGTAGCAGTGATTTGTACACCAGTCGCTTATCAGGTAGGATAAATAGATATGTCATTACTGATTAAAGAAATCGTTGAAGATGTTCAGTACATTACTGAAGCAACTGAAGACGGCAAAGGAAAGAATTATTTCATCGAAGGTATCATCATGCAAGGTGATATCAAGAATAGAAATGGACGTATGTATCCTTCTAACGTTCTTGCAAAAGAAATGAAAAGGTACAATGAAGTCTACGTTTCGAAAAATCGTGCTTACGGTGAATTAGGCCATCCTGCTGGACCAACTATCAATCTGGATCGTGTATCTCACATGTTCACAGAATTGAAACAAGATGGGTCTAACATTGTTGGTAGAGCTAAGATTATGGAAACCCCAATGGGTAAGATCGTTAAAAATCTTATCGATGAAGGTGGATTAGTCGGAATCTCTTCACGTGGCATGGGTTCTATTAAACAGAACAAGAATGGAATCATGGAAGTGCAAGACGACTTTATGCTTGCAACTGCTGGAGACATCGTTGCTGATCCTTCTGCACCCGATGCATTTGTTAAGGGTGTCATGGAAGGTGTCGAATGGATTTATGATGTAGCTTCTTCTTCGTGGCAAATGGCTAACGCTTTTGATCAGATTGAAGAAGAAATCAGAGAGACCGCTAAAGTCTCTACCCGAGAGCTAGAAGTGAAAGCTGCCGCTCTTTTTGAGAAGTTTGTAAGGTCTTTGTCAAAAACATGATTTTTATAAATAATACTAAATGAATACACTTACTTTAAAAGGAGAAGTCAAATGAGTGAAGAACTAGAAAAGAATCTAGACCTCGAAGAAGCGAAAGCTACTGGAGAAGATTCAGTTGCAGCCGATGCAACAACGCCAGCCGGTGGGGCTGTCAAGAAGCGTAAAGGTGATCTTAAGAAATCTACCGATGGCGCTGGTGACATTGAAGCTACTGTAAAAACTCCACAGGGTCCAAACAACACAGGCTTAAAAGAAGCCGTAGAGCGTCTGTTTGAAGGCACCGAATTGTCTGAGGATTTCAAAGACAAGACCGTTGCAATCTTCGAAGCCGCAGTTCACGAAAAAGTATTGGCTGAAACAGCAGTACTCGAAGAAAAGTTTGAGAGTGATCTACAGGAACAAATCGATGTTGCTGTGGAAGAGTTGGTAGAAAAAGTTGACGCTTATCTAGACTACGTAGTAGAAAACTGGATGGACGACAACAAGGTTCAAATCGAAAGCAACATGAAAGTTGAAGTCGCTGAATCACTGCTTGCTGGAATCAAGGGACTTGTTACTGAGCATAATATGGAAATCGATGATGAGCAAATCGATGTAGTTGGAACTTTGGAAGCTAAACTCGAAGAGTCTACTTCTAAGTACAACGAACTCGTAGAGCAAATGATTGAGGTTCGTGATGCGAAGCAGAAGTCTGACCTTGAAATCGCATTCAAAGACATTTCTGAGGATTTAACAGACACTCAAGCAGACAAATTGCGTGTTCTCTCAGAAGGCGTATCTTTTGAAACAGTTGCAGACTACAGCAAGAAATTAACTGCCATTCGTGACAGCTATTTCACTGAAGCTTCGGTTGTAGCAGAAGATGAAACCGATCTTCTTCAGGAAGAGATTGTCACTGAAGCTAAAGCATCTATCTCGTTGGATAACCCATCGATTTCTCGTTATGCTGACGCCATTGGCCGCTTTGCCGCAAAATAAATTTTTATAAATAATACTAAGTAAAATCTCAAAAAAGGAGAACCACAATGAGAAATGAAGAACTGATGAAAAAGTGGAAGCCAATCCTAGAGCATACCGCTCTTCCTGGCATCCAAGACTCACACAGAGCGGCCGTCACAGCTACTCTTCTAGAGAACACCGAAATCGCTATGAGATCTGGCGACACATATGTTCCACAATCTCTGTTAGAGGCAGCTCCTGCTAACTCTACTGCTGATGTGGCCAACTATGATCCCGTACTGATTTCTTTGGTACGCCGTGCAATGCCTAACCTGGTAGCATACGACATCTGCGGCGTTCAGCCAATGACTGGTCCTACTGGCTTAATCTTTGCAATGCGTTCGAAGTATGAAGATACATCTGGTAAGCCAGAAGCATTCTACGGCGAAGCTGATACCGATTACTCCGGTGCTGGTACTCATGCTAACGAATTGGGTGCAGGATCTGAAACAACTGGTACTGGTATGGAAACTGCTACCGCAGAAGCTCTTGGCGATGCCGATAACAATGCGTTCGCTCAAATGTCTTTCTCTATCGAGAAAGTTTCTGTAACTGCTAAGTCACGTGCTTTGAAAGCAGAGTACACAACTGAATTGGCACAAGACTTGAAAGCTATCCATGGTCTTGACGCTGAAACAGAATTGGCAAACATGCTGTCTGCCGAGTTGCTTGCTGAAATCAACCGTGAAGTTATCCGTACAGTTTATGTTAACGCTAAAGCCGGTTCGCAAGGTGGCGTTGCTTCTAACGGTACTTTCAACCTTGACGTTGATGCAAACGGTCGTTGGAGCGTTGAGAAGTTCAAAGGTCTGATGTTCCAGATCGAAAAAGAAGCTAACCAAATTGCTAAAGACACTCGTCGTGGCAAAGGTAACTTGATCGTCTGTTCGTCTGATGTTGCTTCTGCACTTCAAATGGCTGGCGTTCTTGACTACGCTCCTGCTTTGAACAGCAACAACCTGAACCCAGATGACACAGGCAATACTTTCGCCGGTGTTCTGAACGGTCGCTTCCGTGTGTACATCGATCCATATGCCGGTGCTAACTACATGGTTATTGGTTACAAAGGTGCAAGCGCATTTGATGCTGGCTTATTCTACTGCCCATACGTTCCGTTGCAAATGGTTCGTGCAGTTGGTGAGAACAGCTTCCAGTCGAAGTTGGGCTTCAAGACTCGCTACGGAATGGTTTCAAATCCATTCTCGCAAGGGTCTGCTGTTGGTAACGGTGCTCTTACCGCTAACACCAACGTGTACTACCGTCGTACCGCTGTTACGAACTTACTGTAATAGTATAAAAATAAGATCGGGGATCAAACCCCGACACTTGTTAGTAACTAGTTTAGAGGGATCTTCGGATCCCTCTTTTTTTGTTTATAAATAGATGATATGAACAAGTGTTTGAGGGAATCAGATGGCAACTACTAATGTAAATTTTTTATCACCCATTGAGTTTAAGCTAGTGTTGACTAGACTGCCAAACGTTGAGTTTTTTGTGCAAGCTATAAACATCCCTGGCATGAGTTCAGGTTTCTCTGAGAGAGCCACCCCGTTTAAGGTTCTATTCGAGCCTGGCGATAAACTGATGTATGACGATCTACTCGTTACAGTTGCTTGCGATGAAGACGTGGAATCGTTTAGAGAGATTCAAGCATGGTTGACAGCACTGACTTATCCAGAAAGTTATGACCAGTACAAAGCACTCACTAGTCGCTCTCCTGGAACAAATACTTCTACAGAAGTGCTAAATACTATTAGATCAGATGGTAGCTTGATTGTGCTAGATAGCAACAAG